ATCCTATAAGATAACGAGATGCTTCAAATATTTGCTTCAAAAGAGTTTGCAAAGCGTGCTGCGCGATGTTCTCATAAACACGTTTTTCTAATTCTGCAATCTTGTAAAGAGCCTTATCTCGCATCTCTGTATACTTTTCTCTAATAGCACGTCCCGCGGCAACAAATGGATGCGCGGCGTTGGACAATGCTGCTCCCTGTTGCTTTGTTTCAATCAAATCTTTAATCGGTACAAAGCGATTTTCTACTTCTGGGACATTCGAAAAAAGCACACTTTTCTTTGGGGGTCTCGGTTTGGGAATTGAAGTCGGTTTTATTGCTGGCTTAAGAGCGGGCAATCTCTTAACCGACTCTGCGAATGAAGTCGCGGCTGGTTTTGACATAGACAAAAGAAATCTCTCTCGCAATTTCTTCTGCTCCTGCGTTGGTAGAGGGGTAAGAATGGAATCAAACGAGGGTTGAACGACAGTTTTGCCTAATGTCAATCTAACTTGGGTTCTTTCGATATTGTGTTTATCATAACACATGTTAGAAAACTCATAGATGTATTGAGCTCTCTTACATCGAGTACATGAATAAAATGAACAATGACATTCGCGATTAGTATATGTGGTGGTCATAAAAACGCCACATGAGTTGCATTTTTCGGCTCTTGATATACCTTTATCACACTTGTCATGATCGCAATTTATCACGTATTTATCTCCGTCTTTTTGGATTCTGTTGTTTGCTAATCCATGCGGACATTTATGGTATTTTGCATACATGTGGACACGTCGGTTAAGATTCACATCTAAAATAGGATTGGTGAGACGAGTCTTGTCGAGTCGTCTCTGCAAGCGCTGGTGGTAGTGCTTGCGAGCTGCTTCGGAATTTAATTTCTTTTCCGTAGCCTTTACTGCTCGTGCTGCACGCATTTGAGTACATGCAGCGTCTCGCTTATTGGCTTTTGCTGCCAATTCGGCGGAATCCTTATTTTGTAGTTCTATCTTCTCCTCGTGCTTTTGCTGACGTTTCTGTGTTAAAATTTTAGTCTCTGAATGACCGTTAGGATCATACTTAACTGGTGCGTATTTCGCTACGCGCCATTGAGACTTGATGGGAGCGTCGATGTGAGCTTCGACTGAGCTGGTCTGGATAGCCATTTTGGACATGGTTGAATTGTGGAAAAACTTCGCTGGCATTTTAAATTGCGGACGACTGTTTTAACCACCTCACCTCGCTTATCCATATCTGCGGGTGGATGAAGGACATGATAATTTCATGCGCTCCAATGGAATTGATGTTAATTAATTAGTGCCTGAATTCCAATAAGAACACTAATGCGGTGACTAAGCGCAAATACATCTAAATTGTGTATTATGTCTTTCTAACTAACTTTCGTTGATTAATTTGCATTGGTTGAATAAAATTGAAAGTCGCGGAGACACTTCAATCTCACTAATGTTAAATAAAAT